ATTCCAGTAGCACTACCAGCATCCCCAATCGTTAAATTATTAGCATTGGCATTCCCTTCAGTCGTCGTCCCAACCAACAGCCTGCCCGAGCTGTCGATTCGCATTCGCTCGCTGCTACCACCTGTCGCAAAAATGATGTTATCTGCAGCTCTGACACCTAAATCTTCTTTGTCACCGGTAGTAATTCCATCTGCACAACCAACCATGTTGTGATACGAACCAGCTTGCCCAAAGCGCATAAAAGCGCCACGACTATCAGTTGTTGTTAGTTGAACAACACCATCACTTGTACCGCTAAAAGTAGACGTGCCCGAGCTGTCGATTCGCATCCGCTCGGTTAATGTATCTGTGGAAGTTACGCTGCCGCCACTGGTTGCAAAATAAAGATCATTTTTACTGCCAGACATATATTCAACGCCTATTGCAGCACCTCTATTTCCACTTGACGTGCCTGCAACAAAATTAATATCAGCCGTGACGCCAAAAGCTGAACCGTTAGCGTTTTGAACGCGTAAACCCTGGAAACCAGAGAACTGCGTAGTAGAACTTACATTGCCCTCACTTTCAACATGAGCTGACGGCGACGTTGTTCCAATACCACAATTTCCAGTCGTCAATACATTCTGACTACCAAAGTTAGGGCTAATCTTTGTACCTGCAATAGCTGCACTGGCATTAACATCAGCGTTAACAATCGTACCGTCAGCAATCTTGGCAGACGTTACAGCACTATTAACAAGCTTAGCTGTACTAACAGTGTTATCACTTGGCGTGCCAATACCTACACTAGAACCAATCGTAATAAAGAAACCAGCAGCTCCAGATGCAGGAGCAGCAGAGAAAATGATGTCAGCACCATTAAGCACGAAACCTTCAGAAGGTTGTGAAGTACCACTGTTAGGTTTCTGTACAACACCGTTAATGCTTACTAGAAGCTGCTGTGCGGTGATTGGAGCATTGCTAAGGGTAAACCTATAGGCAGAGCCGTTAAACGTCGCTGAGCCGCCACCAGTACCACTAGAGGAGCTAATAGTATTAATGAAGAAGTCACCAACAGCTTGTACTTCTTGCCACGCAGAGTTACCTGCATTACGTACAAGCATCTTGCTAGTGCCAGTGTTAAAGAACAAGTCACCAGCATCATTGTCAGTAGTCGGGTTAGATGAACCAATCCGATACCGTGCTTTGAAGTCGTTAATGTCAGAACTGAGCTGACGTACGTCTTCGTTCTTTGCAACAACACGATGGAAGTCATACGTGTGTGCAGTGCTCGTGGCAATAACCAGGAGACCAATACCGTCATCAAGAGACGTGCTATTGAACCCAGATGGGAAGCCGTTAATAACAACAGCATCACTACCACCTGCACGTGTACCAGCACCTACACCACTGCTATTGACAGCAAGGCTGTTAGCGTTGGCAATACTAATAACTGTGCCAACTGGAGGTGCAGTTGCTGGGAAGCTGTCTTCATCAGCAATAGCTTCAAAACCACCAAGTGGATCAATACGTGCAGTAATACGCGAGTCAATCTCAGCAGCAGATGGGAACTGAATAGATGAAGTGAAGTCAGTACTTGAGGCTTTTAGTGTGTTGCCATCAAGCTGGTTAATCTCTGTAGCAGTAGCGGTAACACCATCAAGCGTGTTTAGCTCAGCAGTGGTAACCGTTGCACCATCAAGGATCTGTACTTCAGCTTGTGTAAGGTCAGCTAAAGCAGAAGCAGTGTTACCACCCATGGTGGCAAGCTCTACCAGTTCAGCGTCAGCTAGTTTGGCGTTAGTGATTGCACTGTCGGCAATCTTTGCTGTAGTGACGTTTGCATCAGCGATCTTTGCTGTAGTAACAGCAGCATCAGTAATTTCAGAAGTACCAATGGCACCATTAGATGCAGCAGTAATCCGGCCTTGTGCATCAACAGTAATGTCAGTAGCAGTGTAGCTACCAGCAGTTACAGCAGTGTTTGCGAGTTTGGCAGGAGTAACAGCATCATCAGCAATCTTGGCTGTCGTGACTTGTGCATCAGCAATATGAGCAGTGTCGATAGAACCATCAACGTAGTGCTCAGAGTTAATGCTGTTGTCAGCAATCTTTGTACCGTTTACAGCATCGGCTGCAATCTTTGCAGTTGTAACACTACTATCTACTAACTGAGCAGTGGTAATAGAAAGGTTTGCAAACTTTGCAGTAGTTACAGCACCATCACGAAGTTTAGCTGTGGTAACAGCTTCGTCAGCAATGTTGTCAGTGCTAGCCTTTTCTTGATCAGCATACAGAAGCTGATCTAGGTTTTCATTTAGCTCACCAGCCTTAAGGGCAGAGCCCGAAGAAAAGACAAATCGGGCTGCATCTACATCAGTATCACGGAAGATACGAATGGCTACTCCATTAGCAGGAGCAGTAGTAAATGAAATGGTTGAAGCGTTAGCAAACGTGTATGCAGTTGTAGCAACATGATCAAGTGTTACCTTGACATCTGCTTCTTTTAAATATGTAAATGTGACAGAGTAATTAGTAGTGGATCCATTACCTGTATAAGAATGTTCAGTTGTTAGTGTAGTTGCCATTACTTGTAAATACCGAGTACTTGATTAACTAGAGTTGTATCACCGCGTTCAGTGGATTCCTCAATCATCTGTTGTCGCGTTTGTTGCATACGCACTTCTTCAGCATCAGTCATAGCGGCTTCTGCTTGTCTACGTGCACGCATCAACGCAGTGTTGATTCGATTGTGGATGTTTTGCCACCTACGGTGATCAATATACGTACCTGTAGAAGCTTGTGCTTCACGATATGACTTAACGAAATTCTTGCTTTCATTCATGATTTGAGTCAAGTCACTTGCAAATCGACCTTGTGTACCCATGAGTTCATACAGTTCTGCACGTTGTGCAGGTGTGTACTCAACACCACGACCATTGGTCATCATTGACGGACGAGAATCAAACTCAATATCAACAAGGAACTTTTCTTGATCAGTCTGACCGCCGTAAGCCTTCCAAGGACTCATGGCATTCCAAATACGATGGAAGAAGCTAGAAGGTTCGTTGACCTTTTTACCTGTGATCCAACTGTATTGAACTGCTAAATCACCTTTAGCAATGGGGTTACGGTTAGCAATTAGGTGGTAAACATCTTGCTCAACAACACGTAGTTCAGGGTGCATGACACGTGCCATCTCATTCCGTAAACCAGAAAGAGGAACAGCAGAGCTACCGAAGCTTGCAACCCAACGTGAACCCTGAGCAGCGTTGCCAGAGGTGATGTCGAACAAGGGCTCAAGGCCAGACATGAACGACTTGTTGGTCAAGTGTGCACTCAGCAAGAAGCCAAGGCGGTTAAAGGTAGTCTCAAGATCACCTTCATCAAGGGAACCGAAGTTATCCATGACATCAGCAGTGACAGACAACCAGTCAGTGATTGCACCTAAGTTTTCGTAGCTGTACCAGTTACCGTCATTACCCATGTAGGTAAGAGGTTTCCAGTTAGCTTCACGGCGAACAGAGTTCGTTTGAGTGTCGAAGTGACCTGATCCACGAATACGTCCATTGACAAACATGGTTCCAGCAGCAAGAACCGCCAGGGTGCCGATAGCCTTACGTCCACGGATCTCTGCACGCAACGTGTCAAAACGTTGATGCTTAAATTCATCGACAGGGATCTTCTTATTCTTTAGGATCGTGTCAATCTCAGCTTCAGTAAAAGAACGACGAGGTTTATACGCAATGTTGTTGTAGTCACGAACAAACAAGCTGAACGGACTATGAGTATCGGTAAACCGCATCACATTCAAAGATGTCTTGGGGAACATCAAGAACGGTTTCAGACCTGGAGCACGAGCCAAGAGGTTACTTAAGGTATTAATAGCCTCTGATTCCATATTCATTGCAATCTCACTGGAGGCCATACGTACAGCCTCATCAGTTACCTTGCCTGTCTTATCAAACATCTTTCCATACACATCCTTACGGATAGCCTGTGCACCAGCTTCGTCAAAAGCCTTAGTACCATTTAAGGTGACCCGATCAAAGGCCATGCCACGGGCTTCAATGTTGGCAATAACAGAGTTAGTAAATCCGTCAAATGCAGCCATGCTGTTCATACCGAACTTAAGAACTGGATGATTAGCCAAGTCATTCAATGCCTCAATGTGGTGATACATCGCCTTTGGACCAAGCTCACCGTTCTTTTCGGCACCATCAGCAAAGGTTTTGTACAACTCCAGGGCATCATCGTTCTTACGTTGGAAGTCACTTTTGTAAAGCCACTCCACCTGGTCCGGGTTTTGGGAAGCACGACGGAACACTTGTCCCATGTACTTACCTGCCTGAGCAAAGGTCTCACCAATAGCTTGGTATTGATACAAACCGCGTCGTATTGTCGCCGTATCACCCTGACTTAGTGCACCTACAAAGGTTGAAAGAGGACGTTCTACAAGTAGGACTGCGTTACTAGCACCTGCTTTTAAAGGTGTAGAGACAGCAGACAACACAGAGTTATAGATATTTGCCCATACACCCTGCATAACAAGGGATTGTTGTTGAGGGTTGGCATCAAGAAATGCTTTGCTCAGCGTGCCACTGCTATTACGTATGTACTCATTGAGTTGCTGAACAGTACGGACTTTTCCATCCGTCAGCTCATAGGCCAGCATCAATGAATCATACATTTGAGGACGTTCTTTATTGACGGCATTGAGGGAACTTAGAACCTCATTAACTTCTTCAGTGATTTTATTGAAGCGTTTAAGAGTTTCCTCTCGCAGTTCGTCAACAGTTTTCACTGTTTCTTTTGCTCCCCTTTTGCCAAAGCCTTCCTTAGCCATGTTCAGTATGCCGAGACCACGGCCTGATACATAACTACGTTGGCCTTTCTGAATCATCAGATAAGCAAGCCGATCCAGTATCTGTTCTTGAGCAGCTTGGACAGCAGCAGTACCTTCCATCAGACGTACACCTTCAGCCATATCAGAAACCTGACCAGCAAAAGATGTATCGACGTAGGCTTGTGCCTTCATCAAATCCATGTTGGCAAAGTCATTCATGTATTGCTTAATGGTCTTCATCACACCGCGATAACCAGTAGCACTAAGGACATCCACACCTTCCAGACGATCAGTCTTAAAGGCATCCAACGTCCGTTTTAGCTCAGGCACTGACTTGCCATACAGGTCAGCAGCTAATCGTTCACCAGCGTCATCAATATCTTTAAATATGATTGGACCATCAGCAGTGTCGTAACCGTATTTGCCAGCTTTCTTTAGTTCGTCAGCTAGGTTACGCATCGCTTGGTATCCATTCTTTC